TAAAAATTTGGTGCCTCCGGCCGGACTCGAACCGGCACAGCGTAATCGCCGACGGATTTTAAGTCCGTTGTGTCTACCATTTCCACCACGGAGGCATTAACTACATCTTTTCGTCAAACACAGACATGAGGTCATTTTCACGCTTGACTTGTTTCTTTATCATTTCTTGTATCAAAGGGTCTATGTGTTCTTCATCTTTTACAATGTCAACATAACCATCAAATTCATAACCAGATACTTTCAAAAACAATTCAAATGCACGACACATCTCCGTAAGATTGGCGTCCTCATCAACGGTAATTTCTGCCGTATAATGAGGTGAATCCTCAAATGTTTCTGAATAATAATGTTTAATAAAGGTACTACCTTTTTTAGCTTCGGACATTGCCACGCTCCTGTTCAATCTTTGTGTAAAACTCATCAATACCCATTTCTTTATGCATTGCCCTTTGTTCAGGTGTTGCGTATTGATTTAGTTCATAGTGTTTACAATGGGTGTCCATCATTGTTTCAGAATGACTAATTAGAAGATTTGCAAAACCAGAAAGTGTGGTGTGGACATCATCTTCCGTTTGTTTAAATTCTCCATCATATAACATATTAGCATAGTTTTGAATGATAGTGGCGAAACTATGAAGTTCCATAATTTCTTGCTCCACATCAAAGCGTGTTTTTTCAAATAATGCGGCCATTTTTTTCTCCTCTTAGAAATTGGCCTGCCCGGAGGGATTCGAACCCCCGACCCACGGCTTAGAAGGCCGTTGCTCTATCCAGCTGAGCTACGGGCAGATTTGTTGAAAGCTTTAAACACATTAAAAGAAGATACACAAACGGCATTTTTCTTTTTATATGAGTTTAACTTAATTTTTACCTTACGGATTTTTTTGGAATATTCCTCTACCTGTGAAAGATATTGTAGAGGCATGTCTTTGAATTTGTATACCGAAAATAGATATTCGGTGGTTAGTTTAAGGGCAAATCGCTTGTCCACTTAAATGTCTCCTGTATGTCTGATTAAAAAGTTTTCTTAAAACCTATTGTGAGTGTTCGGCCGTTTTGATTGTATCCGTCTGGCCTTTCGTAATCTACATTGGTTATATTACTTAGCTTGCCGTAGAATGTCAAGCCTCCTTTTTCGTATTCTGTAAATAAATCTGCTGTTGTTACACTAGGCATATCTACAGTACCAAAAGTTTGATAATCAATGTCACGGTGTTCACCAAAGTAGTTTACTTGTAGTGATACGATTTTGTAATTGGCAGTTAGTGTATTCATCCACTTTGGCCTTCTTAAAAGTTCATGTCCGTCACCATCTTCAGCGATAGTGAATGTCGTATTGTTCTTTAATATAACAGGTCCTATTTCGTGTGTCAAGCCTAATTCGACACCTTTACGAATACTTTTTTTATTGTCATTAACATATGTGTTGCCTTCATATTTTAAAAGGTGGTCTATTGAAGTGTGAAAGTATGCAATGTCTAATAAATTATTTCTATAACCTATTTCATAAGTTTGAGTTTCTTCAGGTACTAAGTTTTCATTACCTAAGAAACCGAAGTTGTCAACACCATACATCTCATAAACAGTTGGTGATTTGTAACCAGTTGCATAACTTAATCGTACACCGTTATTCTCAGCACCAATTCTATATGTTAGTTGGTCATCAAAAGTATTTGGTTGGTCTAATCTGACACCTGTATGTAACTGTACACCACTTTCTAAACTTTGGTCAATATTAAAAAAGTAACCATTGTTATGCCTGTCTTTATCTACATTAGAAACATAACCTAATATTGCAGTATCAAATTTTACATTACTATATTCATGTTCAGTACCTACTGTGAAAGATGTGTTTTTTTTATGAAAAGTGTGTTTACCTAAAGCTGTATTTGTTTTGTTTTTGTAATCATCAATTGTACCATTATCGTTATATACTCTATGATGATTTGCATTATTAAATGTTAGTTCTGTATCTCTGGTTTTGTATGAGATATAATTGTTATCAAATTGCCAATCTGCTGTGTAATTTGATTTATCATTACGGCCATCTAAATCTGACTTATTATGTGTTCTTAATTTTTTAAAGTTGTAAGGACCATTTGAAACTTGTACATGATAGTTTGTATTATCATAACCATCTTTTTCATCTCCGTCTGCTACAGAAATACCATCACTAGTTTTTTTCTGTATAGAAAAGTCTAAAATTGTTCCGTCAAACCATTCGCCATATTTTAGCGTAGTGTATTTTGTATTATTACTACCATACGATACATCAATTGATTTTTCATCATTAGGTAAAGTTACCATATTGACAACACCACCAATTGCATTTGCACCATACTCACTACTCATAGGTCCTTTTACTACCTCAACTCTATCAACACCTAAAAAACTATGTTGACTAATATCATCTGTACCTAAAGGCGTTGAGTTATCTTTTATACCAATGCCGTTGTAGGTAATTAATGTGTGATTGGAATTTGTTCCTCTTGTAAATAGGGAAGTCATCTGGCCATCAGGACCAGATTGAACCATGTTGATTGACGATACTGTATTTAACTTGTCACTTTCGACTACATCATAAGAATAAGTTTTTGCTTTTAAATCACTAGAATTTCGCAAGGCATATATTGTAACTTCTAACTCAGCTTTAACTACATCTGTAACGATTACAGACCACAGTACAACTAGTACAACAATCCGTAAACTATACACCACAACTCTAGGCCAACCATATACAGTAAATATGCCAGTATAGGAGAGGCCAATAATAAAGAATTTTTTAAATTAATCATAGTGGTATATATATCATATTCCACTAGTAATGGCAATGGTCGGAGTGGTAGGATTCGAACCTACGACCCTCTGGTCCCAAACCAGATGCGCTACCAGGCTGCGCTACACTCCGTTAAAAGAACCAACGATAAATTCCCCATATATCAATAAAGATGAAGAATCCATTTTGTATCATCATAGGATTATCCTTTAGTCGCCAGAATAACCAAGTCAAGGAAACATGACCAGCAAGAAAAACGAAAAAACCCCAGCGACTAAATTCTATGTTTGAAGAAAGTAAGGTAGCCGCTGATAAGAAACAGACGGTACCAAACCACTTCAAATATTCTATTTGTTTTAAACTCAAGCTGCGACCTCTTCTACAGTCCAGCCAACCATGTCACATTTGTATTTGACGCCATCAACGATTACATAATCACCGACACTTGTTGAACGGTGACCCCATTCAACGCCGTCTTTAACAACAAGAGGTTTTACAACTTCAACATTTTCTGAATAATCAGCATTGTCATAAGTTACTCCGTCATGGACAAAAGTAGGACCTTTTGACCAAGAGCCTTCAATGTTGTTAGTCTTGCGAAAACACTCTTCAAGTGCTTTCATCACAGGAACATAACCAGCGATTTCAACATTAGCGACATGAATATCTTTGTCGCCAAACGCATTGTGATAAACTTCATATTTCATAATATAGTCCTTTCTCAATTAAGACAGGTAAAGAGGACCTGTCCAGTTCATAAAAAATCCTTCGAAGACATTTCCTCGAGGTTTATTCAAAGCAGGTGCTTGCCATCCGGCAGGCTTCAAAATATCACCAACTTTAAAACCTTTTGCTTCAGTTTTTGCAGTTAGTTTTTTGATTACAAAGCAATGTACAGAATTGTCACGGATTACTTTGATGTAATTCTGTCCTTCACGGACTTCAATCTTATCTTCAAACTCGTCAAGTGTACGCTGAAAGTAATCAGACCTTTCTTCTTTACCAGCCTTCTCAGAACAAGCGCCTGTCCACTTGGCATAGTCAAGTTTTGCAGTTTCAACAATATTCTTAATACCTTCTTCAAGTGAGGTAGCAACTTTTTCACATTTAATAGTCATAGTTTAGTCCTTTTTTCAAGTTATGTGTATATTATATCAAATCTGGAACCAATGGCAACAGCTTTTTTCACTTTTTTATGAATTATTTTCACTTAATGCTAGAATTGCACCAGTTATCATCATCATAAGACCAAAAAATGCATACATTAGCATTTCAGACATTGAATTTGCATATTCCATACATTTTCCGTCACAATCGCCAGCAGAACCAGCCATCATAATGATACCTGTAGTAAATAAAATTGCAGAAATTAAGTTTTTCATAGTGTTTCCTTTCATTTTTTTAACTTATACATCTATCCTACATGAATAAATAACTGTTGTCAAGCGCTTTTTTACAAAAAAAGCAAAAAAAATCAAAAAAAATGATGAAAAATTGTCGCAGCCTTAGTATTTGTTCTCTTTTTGTTCTATTTTTTCTAGTTTCTTGTTCAGGAATACAAAAAAATTGTGAAATTAAGCCGGATTTAGAACAAATTGGTAAATCAGCACTAGAAAACAAAGAAAATTTAAGTGAAACTGAATTACGAGCAATGAAAGCTGCTTGTAATTTTTAGATAAATAGTAAAAAGGAGAATATAATGTCAAGTTGCAGTAATTGTGGACACGATTGCCATTGTGGTAATCTATGTAAACAAGAAATCACTAACGAATTCGGTGAAAAATACGAAATCGAGTGTTGTAAACATTGTAGGTGTGAAAAAGTAAAAAAATCAGAACAAGAGGCCGGTTTTAACGGAGCATAATATGGCAAAAATGAGAATATTTAAGTTTTGGAATGAAAAAGGTGATGAGCATGAAAGAGAAGCAATCAGTTTAAAGAAAGCTGTAAGGTCAGTTCAATCAGAATTTAAAGACAATATGATTAGTGTTGAGTATATCAGTAAAAAAGGCAAAGAAATGTGCCATGGTGTATTAATACCAATCGGTAGAAAATTAAAACAAGCAATTTTACAAGAAAAAAGACGAGAAGCCTTAAAAGCAGCGAGAGCTAGATAATGCCGGCAGTCTGTAGAGTAGGCGACAGTTTATCAACAGGACATATTTGTTCCAGTACAACTACAATTGCATCACCGGCTACAGACGGTACTGTTAGTGCAAACGGTATCAATATGATTGTAGTAGGCGCACCAACAGTTTCACATCCATTTCCACCAGCGCCACCTTGTGCTCCACATGTGGCCAATCTTAATGCAGGTTCTTCAACAGTTAGAATTAATGGTATTGCAATAGGTAGAATTGGTGATAGTGCAGATAGTGGAGCCATGACTTCAGGTTCTTCTACTGTTTTTGCTAATTAAGTTGCAAAAAACTTTATAAATATTACCGTTATGGCAATTTATGACGCATCATCAACTAATAAGAGTAATAGAAATAGTCGAAGATATAGGGATATTGACCTAGATTTCGGCCGTAACGCTGTGACTAACGATATAGTTAAAGTTGAAGATGTAAATGCTGTAAAAAGAAGTGTTACGAATTTAGTGCAGACGAATTTTTACGAAAGACCTTTTCATCCAGAATTAGGTTGTGGTGTTAGAGAGTTGTTATTTGAAAACTTTACACCACTAACAGGTATCTTTCTTAGAAGAAAAATTGAAGAAGTTTTAGTAAACTACGAACCGAGAATATCACTTGAACAAATTGCAGTTGATGATGACCCCGATAACAATAGATTGGTGATTGATATATATTTTTATGTTAGAGGTGTAGCAGACCCGGTTTCAGTTTCAACATTTTTACAAAGGTTAAGATAGATAAATGGCCAATCATAAGTTAAACATATCAGATTTAGATTTCGACCAAGTCAAAACAAATCTAAAAACATTTTTACAAAG